AGATGTAAGAAATGGGATTATCCAGTATTATCAACACGAGGGTGACACTCCTGAGTTTATTATTTATCCTATACCTAGATGTCACGGCAGTGATTATGTTTCGTATGAGGCTCTTGAAAATATAAAAGATATGTTTTTTTATTCTGGTAAATATGAAGGTGGTATGGTGTGTGGCAATGCACCACACCTTTTAATTCTTGCTAACGCTCCTCCTAAAGAGAGTAAACTTAGTATGGACCGATGGGATATTGTCTGTATTGACCCTGAAAATGCTCCAATAGATAATAGTTCTGATGAACTTGATTATTAAAGTATACTTTTGTAGGTATATACCTACAAAAATATGATTTCGCACATTCGTGCTCTCGCTTCGCTCATTGCGTAGATAGGTGGTTCGTTTCACTCACGGTCACTACCGCTCGGTTGCGCGACTGGGTCGCTCACGCTCGTCTTAGCCGTTCCCAGTAACGAAAGCTATCTTTAAGTGAATATCTGAATATCTACTTAAAGCTATCACGACGTCTATTCTGCTGCGTAGCCTGTGATTAATGATGACATACTCACTGTGGGATACTCAAGGTCAACTAAGGAGTTGTCTGAGAATATAACGATAAATCTCTTTTGCTCTGGGTTGATTTCGGAGTAGTTCAAACTTGAACTGGATTCTCCTTGTCCCGAGGATTTGAAGAGTGTAGAACCGTAATTGAGTTTCGCCTGACATCTATGTAAAATGCCAGTTCGTGAACCCTTACCCACGTTTCCGGTACTACCTGCTGCGCCTCCTGAGGCTCCGCCTAAAGTTTCAAATTCAAGCCTTTTGATGATGCGATATTTCGCATTGTTTACAAATGCACCATAACCACTATCCTGTGATAGTGAATTAAGGGGCGTACAATAATCGTCGTCCCTGGTCATTGAAGTCATTCCACCAGTATCCGTATAGGTCTGGCTGGCTGTCTTGCTCTGAAGCTGTATAATAAATGCTGTAAATTGCAGAGGTGATTGCTCACTACCTGCCTTGATTGTCAAATCAATATATTGCTTATTGACAACCACTTTACTCCTCAAGACGGTATTGTTTTGAGGCGATGGAGTCATCGTAACATTCCAAGGGATTGGAAGAGCTACTATATTATTTAGTGCAGCTGGAGCTACTGTGGACGGTCCCGATGTTAATGGAATGATTAACGGGTATGCTGTAACAGCTACGTCCGTGAATCCACAATGCCATCTCATTCTCTCTTTAGTCAAATTGAGATGCTGTTTGATTGCTATGATTTGATTCTGTGTAGAAGCGATTTGCCTCTTCTGATTACGGGCTGTAGGTCGTGCTCTACGAATCCGTCTCTTATTCTTGATTGCTGTCGTTCTGCGCTTTGGCATATCTCTATAATATATGCAAAGATAAAAATTTCATATTGAAGCCGCGTGGCTAAAGCCTTAAGCAGATATCGGGGCTGTTGCCGATATCTACTTAAAGATTATTTTCTATATATATCATATAAAATGACACAAAATAGTTCCAATAGTTCCGGGGGAGGTAATACTATTTCTCCCCCTACACATAAGAAAAAACAGATAAGTCCTGCTAAAAAGTGGTGCTTTACAATGAATAACTATACTGAAGAAGCATATAGTTCCATTATTAGAGTTCTTGATGACTCTTGCGATGTAGCCATTATCGGTAAAGAGATTGGCGAAAGTGGCACTCCGCATCTGCAGGGTTACTGTGAGTTTAAAGTCAAATGTAGACCTAAGAGTGTTATAAGCCAAGTTGCAGTATCTGAATTAACTGGTACTCAGATTATTGAATGGGCCTATTCTATACACTGGGAAAAAGCAAAAGGTTCTAAACAACAAAATGTTAGATATTGCTCTAAAGATGATAAAAAAGCATGGACTAAAGGTTGTAAAGTTAAAAAAGAATTGAAATTAATCAAGGAAAGCCAATTATATCAATGGCAAAAAAATATTATCAAAGAGATAGATGGTGAACCAGATGACAGAAAGGTAATGTGGTATTGGTCACACGAAGGATGTATAGGAAAAACTGCATTTGGTAAATGGTTGTTTGCTCGTAAAGGTGCTTATGTTTTAAATGGTAAGGGAACAGATGTAAGAAATGGGATTATCCAGTATTATCAACACGAGGGTGACACTCCTGAGTTTATTATTTATCCTATACCTAGATGTCACGGCAGTGATTATGT